GTGGGCTTCAAAGCTGGATATCGCTCAACGGGAAAATGCTTTAACTGTTGATTATGCATTGCAAACATTAGATGGTGTGATGCAAGATTCTAGTTTGATGTTGAAGGCGAAACGAAAACCTAACTTAGGACCATCTTATGATGATTCTGTTAAGGCGTCTCAAAGTATTCAATATGATAGAACTAGGACTAGGACAGGTGTGTTCAGTCCTTTGTTTGCTGAGAAAGTTAGGAGAGATCAGTCTCTGCTAAAAGACAACGTTTTCATAATGCAGAGCAAAAGTCCGGCTGACTTGAACGTTTTCTTGTCGCAATTCACGTGGAAACCTTCAAGGTCTGGTAGTTTATCTTACATAATGTTGGACGCAGAGATGTTTGACAAGTCTCAAGTGTTCACAACACTTATGATGCATTGGAAAAAATGTGAAGCACTTGGTGTTTTACCGCATTATGTTGATTTGTTAAAAGGAAATACTGCTCAGCGAACAGCGTCTTCTGTGACTGCTGGTGTCAAGGTTTATCTTACTCCACAAAGAGGTTCTGGCGATTCGGATACCCTTGATGGTAATTGTGACATTAGTCAGGCTGCGTATGCTAGATTCTTTTCGAGCATTTTAGATAAAATTGAGTTTATTCTAATAATGGGAGACGATGTTACTTTGGCTGTGCGTGGTGACATAGACGCCCACAATGTTGAATCCGATTGTATGTTAGAATTTAATTTGTCCGTGAAACTCACAAAATCTGTTTTTGGCGATTTTGTTAGCGGAATATTGGTACATATGCCCGACGGGTCAATTGTTTGGCGTACAGATCCATTGAAGAGAGCAGTCTCTTTAGGAGAGCAATCTGTGTCTGAACAGACTGATTTTAGAGAGAAGTGGGAAGGTTTTAGTGATTTGTGCAAAGGGTTGGAGGGCTACGCTACTCAGGCTTATATTGCTGAAGCTTTATCATACAGATATACTCGTGAGTTCGGTCACGTAGTATCTGTTGATGTTGTGTTAGCTGTTATAAAAGCTGTAGTTTCAGTTGCTGCAGACTTTGATAAGTTTAGAGCCTTTTACAGTGGCGAAGTTACGAGAAGATATTAAATATCTTGGTTTGTGACAAGATAGTAAAGTCAGTAAAGACTACAATAAATCAGTCTGTAGGTTACTATAGTGATGTGTAATCACCCCTATAAATCAATAACAGTTTTAACATGTTTCGTGTTAACTGAATCTTAAA